CAACAAACTGGTTTAATTGGGGAAATAGATTACCTTTTCATTCTCATGCAATTTACATCTGGTATTGTTCTATTAGGACTTGCGACTACCCTCGTTGGCTTCATTGCTAAATTTGGTCTAGGTGAACGCTCTGAATTATTTAGGGGTGCCATGTTAGAGCCGTTTGATATCGAACGTGAAGCTGCGCGGTACGCTACCCAAGCGTGTGTTGCCGCCAAAAGATTTAAAGAGGCTGACACTGCTGGTTCAGGTGATTTAGATTTTGATGAGTTGAAAACTCTCATCAGAGAGTCTTTCACTAAGAGTTGTGTAGATGACGACACTGATGAAGACTTTAACGAGGAGCAAATAACTATGATGGCATATTACCTGATGAGAGCAACAGATGAACACTTAGATGACAGGGTTTTAGAACGACATGAGAAATCAGTGGAAGAGTTGAAAAATTCAACGATATCATTACACGAATGGCAAGAGTTATCTACAACAGGTGTTTTCAAAAGAAAAACTCTTAAATCTACATTAGACCGTCGAAAAAGTAATAAAAACTAATATAAGGATAAGTATCGTTAATGAAATACGATGTCACTCGGGGTAAAAAAATTGAAATATGATTCTATTATACCTACTCGTGGTTCCAGTGGCTCTGTTGGTTATGATCTCTATAGCAATATGGACTGTGTACTTCATACGTCAGAGAGAGGGTGTGTCTCCACGGGGATCACAATTGTTCTACCATCTGGGGTATATGGGAGAGTTGCACCGAGATCAGGACTTGCCGTCAAACATGGTATCCAAGTGGGGGCTGGGGTCATTGATCCAGACTATACGGGTGAAATCAAAGTCGTTCTCTTCAATCATGGCGACAAAGACTTTGAGGTTAAAAAGGGTGATCGCATCGCTCAGCTTATTTTGGAGAAATATGAGACGCCACCTATTGAAGAAATCAGTATCGTAGAGGATACCGATAGAGGTGTGGGTGGGTTTGGATCAACGGGTCAATGAAAGAAGATTAAAGATAAATTATATTTATATAATACAATGTCACAGTTGATAGAAAATCTACCAGAGGGTATAAGACAGATAATAGAAAATTCACCGGGGGGTATAACATATTTTAATTCAATAAATGACATCCGTAGTCCTGCGAATTATACTATTCGTCCAAATGAACATGCTTATATCCGATATACATGCACATTTGAAATGCCACCTGAAAAAATTGAATACATCGTACATCTAATAGATAGCATACCTCATATCATAATATCATCTTCAACAGTTGAAGAGGGTGTCGAAAATGCAACTACTTTACATATACATAATATGACAGGTTCAGATTACAATATTAAAGAAGGTGATCGTATTGGTCAATTAGTTATCCCCACTTCAGATTCAACGGGTCAATGAGAGGAGTATGACTAAAAATAAACACACACTTCCACCTACTAGATAGACTAAATTATTAGTATTCATTTCATCTTCTACTGTTTCAGGTACATATTCTTCCATGGGTTCTTCTGGTGGTGTTGGTTCGTACAGTCCCGTATCTTCAGAAAAACACTCATCGTCTTCTTCCGCCATATACTGTTCCTGTTCCTCCTCTGTGCATTTTGAAGGGTCAATACAATATGCACAAGGTTTACCCGGTTTACATTTACAACACTGATCTAAAGAATCCTTGGGTTTTGTGATACTTTCACTTGGTGCCATGAAGCCAGACTTACAACTATCTGAACTCACTGGCCTACACCCCATCGGTTCTATTTCGACATTATTTTCTCGTTTAGATTGACCAACGATACAACTCATATTACAATATACCATGATTATTTTCACAATACCAGAAGTCCTCGGCTGTAGGCATAAAAAGTATACCTTGGCTCATAGTCATATAGAGTTTGGCCTTATTGACATCTGGGTAGGATAAAAGTAGCCATCGTTCCCAGTATTCAGCCCTGAAGAAATCTTCCCAATCTTCCTTGGTACTTTCTTTAATTGAGAGCATACCACGATGTATATCAATGGATTCTGTTTCAATTCGCAGCTCCCGAGGAATTATAGCACCCTTTCTAATAAGTTGTGCACGCATGAGACGAGCATTTCCATGATCCGTATAATGTTCAACACCAACCTTCCCAAAGTCAATCGCTCTTTTACTTGGTAGAGTTACTCTAAATTTATGTACGACTGATGGACTCGGTTGTAATACGACATGCATTTATTATACGGATACAATTTCTTTTAATGTTGTTTTATTCGTTATGTTATCGGGAAGATTCATCTTCACAACTTTTCGGCGTATTCCATTCGGGGACATCTGTACAATGTCTTGAAGTTTGAGGCGACGGTTCTTGTCATCCGTGACAGTCATATAATACTTGAAATTTTTAACAAAATACTTCCATTCGGGTGTATTTCTTTTCGACATTGGTATAAATTTATGAACAAGACCCCAAACAACCTTCTTGACGAAGGGGAGTCTATCACGGGGGTCCAATGGTCCCAATGGAGTACCAAGTGTTTTATTCATAAGTATAATAAACGCCTCAATATAACAGAAATGATGCTGTGACAATTCATCATACTGTGAAATTTCAAAGGACTTCATCAATGCTTCATCTGTCTTAAATCGAGCCTTCGCCTTCACCTTAAATTCTGTTGCTGTTTTATAGACAAACCCACCCGAAGGTTGGAAAGGGAGTCCCTTGGGAATAATGGTATAGTTAATGTATTGGCTACGTAAATCTTTTTTAAATTCTGGATTCTGTTTCCCCATGGAATCGTAGAGTTCCACAGTCTTGGTGTTATGATTAACCTTTGCCATCGCGAAATGTCCTTCCTGTGTATTGGGGTATTTCTTTTCTAGTTGTATGTACTTTATACCCTTCCGTGGACCCTTTTCGCGTCGGCATGAAAAGTTTAAAGTATGTTCTGCTTCTTTTTTTATCGCGTCACCGATGCGTTCAAGTACAGTTCCGTCCAGAAGGAATTGCTTTGCCATTTCCGTCGCGTCTTCGATTGCCATCAGTTTTCGAGCGGCTGTGTTCGTGTTTATACGAGACTCGATATAATCCATCATATCGATATCAGCAGTTTCTTCTTTTATTTTCAAGAGTCTTGTTTTGTTTGGACCATTTCTCAAGAGTTTGATGGGAGTGAGACTCATTTAATATAGTTAAACATGTCATTTTTATATAACTTATGTTGGAATACATTGTATCAAATGACGTGGTTGTACACATAGGTCAAAATGCGAAAGAGAATGATATACTAACACAATCAAGTAACCCGAAACATTGGTGGATGCATGCGAGTGGGTATCCAGGTGCTCATGTTGTGTTACAGTATGAGGGGGATGAAGTTCCTAGAGAGATGAAACGAGATGCCGCTGTATTAGCCATACACCACAGTAAGACATTAGATACACAAATGTCATGGGTTGACATGACACGAGTTGAAAATGTAAACGCTTACAAACATTACGGGAGAGTAACACTCACGGGTAAAGTAGATCAGTTAACAATTTTTATGCGAAAGGAAAAGCAACGTTTAGAAAGAATACTGAAAACACAACGTGTTGCTAAAGATTCAGTAATCATTTAACTTCTACATGATCCATCTCAAAGCAACACTGGGCGTTCCCATCATATGTTCTTTGACATGCACGACAATAATAGAGTGTGCTATAACCATCCATTACTCTTATAGCCTATTATATATAGAGCACTTAGGTAGTACTTAATTACCGAATGCAACACCACCCATACCATTCTTGATACGAAGAATGTTATAGTTGACCGCATACATACGTTGCGTGGCGTTACCACCCGTGACACCACGGAGAGCAACCTTAGCAGTGTCAATACGCGAGAAGTTCAACGACCCTGAAGGTTGAGACTTACCGATGTTGAGGCAGAAAGGCCAGGTGTACAACGGAGCAGTCTCCAATAGATCGTCGGGGATATTCTGGCAGTGCATCTTGGGAACCACACTGTGATGGTATTCACTGGACATATCCTCCGAGAGGGGTGTACCATTAATGTATAAAGTCGCGTCACTGAAGCCGTACGCAGTGTCCCACGCGGCACCAACATTCGCAGAGACGAGGTGGAGAGCACTCGTGGGGTGGTTGAAGTAAGTAAGATCGACTTCGGAATCGGTCGAGCCAACCATTTGATGCTGCGTCTGTGTAATGAGAATCTCGTGTTCGTTATCGGTAAAGAACTTACGCTCCTCGGTGTCGAGATAGGCATACATGGCAAACACCTTTGGTGTAGAGGAGAAGGTACCGTCACGGCATTTGATTCGAATCTCAACTTCATGGTACTGCATAGCCACAAGAGGAAGAGACTTGGTCCAGTCCTGGCTGAAGAAGAAGGGAATCACATAGTGATCGGCTGTTTCCGCGGTATTCCTCGCATTATGCTTCATTTCCGCAGTGGAAACGGCAGTAGAGGCACGAGCCTGTGTTTCGTTGTAAAGAACGTTATGGACACCTTGAACGTAGAGAGAATCGAGGCGGCACACTTGTTGTCCACCGATGTAGAGGAGAAATTCAGTAGGACTGGAGTCCTTAGAGAATAGGCCGGTAGTGTTATCACCCGTGGCGGCGATACCAGGGGCTTCAATCCATACATAACTGAGGAGATCACCCTTAGACTTGATGGGGATTGTCACTTCAGCACCAGACGAGAAACTACCGATGTAGTCAATGCGTTCGGGTTTGACGGAGAAGTTAGTGTGACGCTTGTAGGTCTGACGGAAAAAACTGACTTCAGGTTGACCAGTGATGTAGACATCCTGGGCACCCTTGGACACGAGGTCAATCAAGGCAGCTGACATTTACTAGTAAACGATATTAAAAATTTGGCTCAAAGTATACATAAGGAGGTATGGTCGTTTTTCAAGCACTCACATGGGAAGCACGAGACGAAGACGAAGATCATCTTATTAGTATATTTGGTAAAACAGAAGACGGTAAATCTGTATGTGTGACGACAGCGTTCGAGCCATACTTTTATATCAAGCTTCCTGATATCAAATACGCAAAAGAGATTTACGCTCATATCAAAGACAAGTGTATCGGTTACACTGTTGTAAAGTCCAAGGACATTTGGGGTTTCCAGAATAATCAAGACTTTCTATTCATGCGGGTCACCTTTTCTAATCTGAAAAAAAGAAGAAATACTGATTATTTCCTGAAGAGTCCATTGAAACTTTCTAGTGGACCATTTCCCCTGAAGGTGTATGAGTCCAACCTTGATCCAATTCTTCGCATGATGCATAGAACTGGAATCCAGTCGACGGGGTGGTTAGATACAGGAAAGGACTGTGTTCGGTCTAACCTGGCACATGTGACTATCGACTTATTCTGCAATAACTGGGAAACAATGACACCTATCAAAAGTGACGACGTCGCACCATTTGTCGTGGCATCGTTTGATATCGAGTCTAATAGCTCTACTGGTAAATTTCCGAATGCGGATATCAGTGGTGATGCGTGTTTCCAGATTGCTGTATCCCTATGCACACCAGACACAGACGAACCCTACGACAAAACATGTTTTTGTTACAAAAAGACCGACGCAGACCTGGACGGATCTACTATTTTAAGCTATGATACGGAGAAAGAAATGCTTGAAGCATTCCGAAACTATATCATTACACAAGACATCGACATCATGACCGGTTGGAATATCTTTGGCTTCGATCTTGAATACATTTATAAACGTGCTATAAAGGTTGGGTGTTCCCGAACATTCTTCAATCTTGGGAGATTCAAGAACGAAGAATCCGAAATGGTTTATAAACGTCTTTCATCTAGTGCGTTAGGTGATAACATGCTAAAACTTCTCCCAATGTCTGGGCGTTTCATATTCGATCTCTTTCATGAAGTGAAAAAGGGGTACAAGCTCGACAGTTATAAACTGAACAATGTCTCCAAACACTACCTTGGTGATCAAAAGATCGATATGTCACCCAAAGAGATGTTTGCTCGTTTCGCGGAAGGTGACCCCGTCAAACTCAGAGATGTCGCAGAGTATTGTATCAAGGATACATTACTTCCACATAGACTCGTGAAACGTCTCTGTACACTCCTTAACCTGTTAGAGATGGCGAAAGCGACATGGGTACCCATCTCATTCCTTGTGGAACGTGGGCAACAGATCAAAGTGTTTAGTCAACTCACTAAAAAGGCTCGTGAAATGGGATTTATGGTTCCAACGATCCGATACGGATCCATTCCACCTGTACCCTACGAGGGTGCGACAGTTTTAGAGGCACAGGCTGGTGCATATTATACACCAATCACTGCTCTCGATTTCGAGGGTCTCTACCCATCGATCATGATGGCACATAACCTCTGTTATTCCACGTTTGTAATGGACGAAAGAAGATATGGTAATATCCCTGGTATAAACTACGAAACCTTCGATTTGAATGGGAATGTGTATAAATTTGCACAAGATGTACCCAGTCTCCTTCCCAGTATTTTGGCGGAACTTAAACAGTTTAGGAAACAGGCAAAGAAGGATATGGCTTCGGCGACAGGTTTCATGAAGGAAGTGTACAACGGAAAACAACTCGCCTATAAGATCAGTATGAACTCGATTTATGGGTTTACGGGTGCTGGTAAAGGTATTCTTCCATGTGTACCGATCGCCTCTACTACAACATTCAAGGGTCGTGATATGATCGAAGAGACCAAAACCTACGTCGAGACGAACTACCCGGGTGCAAAGGTGAGGTATGGGGACACGGATTCCGTGATGATCGAGTTTGACGTGGGTGGACGAACGGGTATGGAAGCGATCGAATATAGTTGGGAACTCGGTGAACAAGCTGCTGAAGCATGTACGGCTTTATTCAAAAAACCAAACAACCTTGAACTCGAGAAGGTCTATTGCCCCTATTTCTTATACAGTAAGAAGCGATACGCTGCCAAACTCTGGACGAAAGACAAACAGGGGAAGATGAACATGGATTATATCGACATCAAGGGACTTCAGGTTGTACGCCGTGACAATACAATGTTTGTTCGTGAAGTGTGTAAGGAACTCCTAGATGTCGTACTTGAGAGTAGTGATACAGGACCCCCTAAACAATTGGCCTTAGAGCGAGCAATTAACTTACTCGAAGGTGACATCCCAAACGACAAGTTGACCCTCTCACAGCAACTTGGAGACTCCTACAAAAATCCAAATTTACCACACGTCCGTGTCAGAGATAAAATGCGTGAAAGACAACCTGGTTCCGAACCACAATCTGGTGACCGAGTACCTTACCTTCTGGTAAAGACTGATAACCCGAAAGCACGAGCGTTCGAGAAGTCAGAAGATCCAGCATTTGTGGAAGAACATAACATCCCAGTGGACTATCATCATTATTTTACCAATAAATTCTTGAACCCGATATGTGACCTATTGGAGCCGCTTGTGAAAGATCCACGGAATGAGATTTTCGGTGATTTGATTGCTCAACATAAACCACCACCCAAACCCAAGGAGCCAGCATTGAGTGGTATGAAGAAGGAGCAGCTCATCGAAGAATGTAACAAGTACAAATTAGACACAGTGGGTAAAGCCACAGAACTTCGAGAACGGATCAAGGCTGCTCGTTCTACCAAGTTGACATATGAAGATGTATTTAAGAATTACGATTGATAATTCATTAGGATGGAAAAGCTTACTACACTCTTCGAAGCTGAAGTCGCAAAGAGAGTAAATGTAGAGACTAAGATTATCAGAGAAGAGTATAAAATAGAACTAAAAAAGGCGAAGGAGTTATACCAAGAAGAACTTTTAGGTCAAAAGCATAGTGCTAACGATGTTACGAAAAAAATACATGATGATATTAGGGAAGAACATCAGAAACAAAAGGAGTTATATCACGACGAACTTCGGAGAATCAAGGATGATCAACGTAAAGCATCGAAAATTGTTAAAGATGACCTATTAGAAGCACGAAATGAATACATGAACAAGGCACAAAAAATTCACAAGTCATACAGTGAGTATTTACGGATGATAGCTGTCAATTATAGTATCCCGTATAAGATTTTAGTCCGTGATGCCCCAGCGGAAGATAACAATATTTGCCGAGGTATGAAAAAGGGTAACCTTCGATGTAATCTAAACGGTAAATATGACGGATACTGTAAACATCACCACTCACAGATGATACGCAAACACACGATCGAACTAGTCGATGATCTGACATCTATCGCCTCACTGGATTCTGGGAGTAAGCGGCTTATAGATTTCAACTCTGTATTATAGAAGACATGAGTAAAACAGACATTCTACTATCTTCCGTAAACGAGTTCTATTCCGACGACAAGAATAAATCTACATTGCTAAGCATACTGGATAAATCCGGTGGTATTTCTCTCAGAAATATTGAATGGTTCATCACAAACTATGCTAAAAAATATCATACTTCTTACACGACGGCAAATGGTCGTCTTTTTACCGTACATTGTGCATACAAGTCGAGTCTTGATGGGTACAGTAAAAAGTTATTTGATCCATTCGCACGTTCTGCTAAATTTTCCTATACGATCCCGGGTACATCTCATGAAGTTCAAACGACTATTGCTCAGTTAAATTTCATCAAATGGTGTATTAAGAATCGAATCCTCGAGTACATCTCTCAACATAAAGATACATTATTTAGTAAACGAGTGACATGAACCCTTTATCAAAATTAAATGTTTGGTATCCGGTATAATAGATATATAATGTATATGTTTTTGTGAGAAGAGGGTCTAACTTCAACTCTATACTTGTTCTATCTGATTTAATATCACTAAAGTCTAGACTACCCGATGGATTTACATTGAGTGGGTGAATAGCGAACGAGTATGTATATATATTCCTAACAGGTCTCGATAAACGCTTTTGATATGGTATCATGTATTTGTAGTACGCATCCGTCGTACTTGAAATATTTGGTAAATCAACACCTTGAATAAAAAACTTAGCACTCTTCATGACCGGGTTAAAAAATGTGAACGTCTCATCAAAATCGGGGTTCTTTGAAAAGTTGAATCTGTTCTGAATGTAATAATAGTCAGAAAAGTTTGCATCGGGGACCCTGAAAACGGTTGTATCGAGTACGATACTATATGACTGTGTGTAAGTCGCCTGCGAATTACTGACAAAGTCTGATATCTTTTCAGAAGACATGACAATAGTATTATTTTGTTTAATGTCGAAACCTGGTATATTGGTATACCTTTTGTTTGTGCCAGTATCATTGGTAGATGATTCTTCAGTGTAAAATTCAAACGTAAATTTTTCTATGAATGAATTCGATGGAACCTTTACAGTTATGATTGCCTTGTCTGACCCAGGGTTACCTATCCACGGTACAATATTATATTCCGTTGAAAACACCTCTCCTACTTTTTCGGTAGTAGTTTCATCGTTACCATATATAACTGGTTCCTCTGAAAAATTAACACGAGAGAATGTTGTCACACCACCCTTTGTAAGTGTTGTAAAAAATGATACATTTTTCAAACTAAACGCCTCGAACGGGAGAGGAGGGGTCAACTTCGTGGGGTCTCGTATGTATATTGTGTATGTATCAAATTCATTCTCAATTGTGGCGAGACTAGTATTTTCAAATTCTGTATTACGTAAGAACCAGTGTATCGATTTAACACGACTGTTGGGTACGAGATTTGTTCGTATATTATCAACACCTGCTGTAGTCTGTAACGTAGGGTGTCGCTTAACAACATCTGTAATCATCGTGTATGGGCGGTTCTTTAAATAAAGACGCTCCATGGGATCAATGGTGAATTCTTCTGTTATGATTTTGAAATTCTCCAATGTCATCGTTGTTGGTTCACTCGTAAAAAATGTTTGCGTATGAAATTCAAACTCGAATTCGATCTTCTGTTTATGGATTGCACACAATGGAAAGAATGGTCGATTTGGTTCATTGGTAAGATATTCATCACTCGAATATTTCCTCGAAAAGAAAAATGGTAACGGTATAATGACTTCCGACTCACGCGACGCATAGGCACCATTAGCACTCGATGTATCGAACCCCAACATTCGATTCAACATAAACCGATTTGCAACCTTCTCAGACACCTCGATATACATCTCATCGTGGATGACCATCCAGTCGTCGTAGATTTTCTCAACCTCTATCTCATCAACACGCATAGTGACAGACTTGATGAGGTGGCGACCGATCTGATCAGAGTAATTTTTTCCAACTGTTAAACCGGGAAGTTTTATGAGTATATACATGTTACTCAAGAGGTCACCCATATTCTGGGGGTTAAAGGTGACCTTAATACGTTCGTTGAAGGGCCATGTAGGGGATGTAGGACTTCGATTGACGATTGTTGTTCTATTAAATTTTGTAAAATTAGAATGTTTCTTCATATCATAATTAAAAATGGATTCATCTACGTTGTCACTAAGAATGTATGATTCCTGTTTGCCGATGGCATTCAGACTTATTCCAGCACCACTAGCGGTGGGCATCTTATTATTGGGTTATATATTTTTAATGTCCATCTTCCACATATCGATGTGATCCGTCTTTAACATTTTCTCCAAATCTCTCGTCGCCTGTGAAGCTTCTTTCATAAGAGTCTCTACACGTTCTTCTGTGTAATCAACCGTCTTGATATTCAGAAGATAATCCCACGTACCATCCATCTTGGGAAATGTCACTGCTATCTCCGTCTCTAAATCCTGCTTCTTTCTCTTGAACACCACCAGTTTTCCCTCGATCACCATGGAAACAAACTTCGACTTATGATCACACATCGTCGCTTTCTTCTCGAGTACATCGATAAGATGAGCCTTTCTCTTCTTGTAATGTTCCATGCGGAGTTCCACAAAGTCTTTGAGAATTTCTTCTGGACTCGCATACTTGTGAATACCCTTGACGGGGTGGAAGAGGTGCATGTTTGAAACACGGAAGGTCTTTCTCAATTTGAGATCCTTTAGCAGATTCCTTCCTGTGTACTCTGTAATTTCGAAATGGACATCGTCGGTTGTCGAGTTATTGGTGTACCCCCCGATCAACTTCTTTTCGACTAGAGCATCGAGATACTCCTTGTAGTCCTGGGTCCAACGACCTGGTGGTAATTCTGTGACCACAATATTCTCACCTGACCATTTCCATACGCCCTCTGTCATCCAGGTATCTTCTTCCTCGTGTACAACACCCTTGAATCCTCTGAACCACGGTCGCATGGTCACGATTTCCTCCCCATTCAGAATTCGGATGATATTTTCCTTGATGACTTTGGGGTCAAACGGGGGAATATAGCAACTGAAACCTGTACCAATCCCTTCTGTCCCATTCACTAACACCATAGGGATTGTGGGCATATAGAAATCTGGCTCGATCATGCGACCATCATCGTCCAAGTAATTGAGGATGGCATCATCCCTGGGATCGAAAATCTTTCGTGCATCCTTGGTGAGCCTGGTGAAGATATACCTCGTCTGGGACGCATCCTTCCCACCCATGAGCCGTGTACCGAATTGACCACATGGTTCCAATAGATTGATATTGTTGGACCCCATATAGTCGTTGGCCAGCTTCACGATCGTATCCGCCAAGGAAACTTCACCGTGATGGTAGGAACTCTTTTCTGCTACATACGCCGCCAACTGAGCAACCTTCATTTCATCTTTCAGATTCTTCTGAAAGCATGAATACATAACCTTGCGCTGGGATGGTTTGAGACCATCAGCCATGTGGGCGATGGAACGCTTCAAGTCTGCGAGACTGAAGTTCACCAAGTCCTTATGTACAAAGTCTGTAATGTCCAACTGTTTCACACTCCCGTAGGGTACCTGGAGCTGATTAGCATCCTTTGCCGTATTCTCGAGAAGCCACACTTTTCGAGCATCCGCCTTCTTCTTGTCAAAGGCGAGGATGATTGATTCGTCCGTCATTTTATCCATATCAAATCGAACAGTGAGATCCTGAATTTGTTTGAAGTATTCACGAGCCTCCGCCGACGTGGAAGTACCCAAACCCTTGTAGTACTTGACTTTCCACCCTGGCTTCCCATCACCATACCAGGTTCTAAATGCAGAATCTGTGTAAAACGATTTGACATTGGAAGCCTTCGTCGCCTTGATAATGGGTGTCACCATACTCACCACAAAGTTGAGCTTGAGGAGGCTCGGCCAGAAGTAGTGAATCATGTTGAGGATGAGACCCTTGATGTGAGACCCATCATTATCAGCATCCGTCATGATCATTAAACGACCATAGCGTAGTTCAGAGACATCCTTGTAGTCCTTACCCTGTTGAAGTCCCAAAATCTTCTTGAGATCGTTGAACTCTTGGTTTGATGTGAGCTGTGATACAGATACATCCCTGACATTCTTACACTTACCACGGAGTGGGAAGACACCATAATTGTCACGACCTACAACTGAGAGACCAGCAACTGCGAGTGTCTTTGCTGAGTCACCCTCAGTCACAATGAGGGTACATTCCTTGGATTTATTCGTCCCCGCCTTGTTCGCATCATCCAGTTTGGGGATGCCAGTAATCTTAGACTTGCGGGCACCATCTGACTTCTGGAGTTCCTTCATCTCCTTAAACTTTGAGAGTGCCAAGAGTTCATCTTGTACACCAGTCTTGAGAACATTCTTGATGAAACTCTTTGTCGCGGTAAACTTACTCCCAAAGTCTGGAGCCTTCGAGGTACATTCAGACTTGACCTGACTGGAGAATGTTGGGTTCTCAATTGTTGCCTTCACGAAGATGTTAAATGTATTCTTAACCTGTTGGGGTTTCAACTTAATCTTCTTCGCCATCTCTTCAATGATACCGTTCGCGATATACGTTGCAACATGATCCACGTGTGAGCCACCCTTGGTGGTACAAATACCATTCACGAATGACACTTGCTCCATACCATTTTCAGCTGGGCCGATACATACAGACCATCGATCAGTCGTTAACATACATACGTCCTCAACACCTTCGTGCATCTTGGCATATGTATCAAATCCATGTTTGACAAGAACGTCTCCATTCAACTTTACCTTACAGTTGAGACTTGTACAGATGTTAGCATCCCAAACTCGCTTCTCGAAAATGCTATAGATGTCAGCTTCCATCTTTGTCATTCCAAATCTTTTCCAATCAGGTGTGAATGTGATCGCAACAGATGATGTCGCACCCGCGTATTTTTTTATTTTTGCTTCTTCACAAGTGGTCATGTTACTTGTCCACTTCTGGTTATACATTTGTTTTGTCTCATGATCCTTGATGCTTACCGAAAAGTCGGAAGAATAAATGTTAGTGAGTTTGGCACCGTACCCGTTACGACCACCGACGATTCTCTTCTTCGAGTCATCATAATTGGTACTGGTAAGAAGATGCCCGAAGACTAGTTCAGGATTCCAGAGACCTTCCTTTTCATGCATGAGAATACTGACACCACCGAGTGGTCCATTGTTTTCAATCGTCACGGATCCACTTTCCTTGTCAATGGATACAGCAATAGTCGTAACATTCTTTGGATACATGGAGTTCCGATCAATCGCGTTAACCAGGATCTCGTCAAAGATCTTCAAGAGAGCGGGGGAGTACTTGAGGTTCTTCTTTTCAAACTTGTCATCATTAAGTATCCAATAGGGTTCCGTACCCATCTCAACTGGACCGACATAGGAGTCAGGTCTCTTGAGGATGTGTTCGATATGGGTGAGCTTTTGAACACTTTCCATTTGTTACTGTTTATATTACAACTCTACTCTCTAACTTAGGTATCCATCTTCAACACTTTGTAGACGTGCCAACTCGATGTGCAATGTCATGTATTCATATATCGCATTCGCGTCAAGATCGGCATATGGTGCGACCTTGTCATGTATGAACTGGAGTTCATCTCTTACGACATCTGGGTCAACCAGGAAGAACTCACCGTTGGTCGCCCTAAGGTGATTGAACCGTTTATGTAAGTACGATTCAATTTGTTTTGTCACATTTGAGCACGTGGTAATTTTACCATACTTTTTATTTGTAAATATAGTCTTGAAGAGTGTATGCACTTCAAATTTTTCACAAACACCCGAGTTTAAAATTCCTAAACGAGAATCGATTGAGGTACACATCCCAATTTTAATATACTTTTCCTTGAACGCTGGATTCGTAAGAATGTAAATGTATGAATAGTCGTTAACAGGTGTCTCCACGTGTTCAGTTTCACGTGTTCCAGATTGCTCGAGAAATTTCAGAACCTCTACTTTAGACCGAAACTTTCTACCTCCCGGTGTGAAATAATAATGATCAACCTGACCACGGGTAGCACCGTTTACACGTTTGACAATCTTGACACTCCAATCACCTGGTAGCGTATAACCATGTTCGACTGTGTATTTCCTGAGTTGTTCCATACTTTCTTACTTTAATTACAAATCAAAACTCTAACTTAGGTTTATTATCACTTGTCGGCAATTCTCTCTGAACTTTTTACCGCGGCGAAGTTCGTCATACTCACGGAGACTATGAAACTTGGGTGAATGCGGTAAGAGGTAACCACACGTCCATATCTTCTGCCAGAACTCTGGGCTAAATTGGTCTTTCATGAGAGTGTATAACTTGTGGTCTCTTTGGTCGACCCATTCCTTCGTGGCCCATGGTTTCTTGGGCATTCGTCTATAGTTCCCCTCGTAACGGTTTCTCAATGTGTCACCCTCTATAATTATGTTCCCTCCTCGGGAATACCAGTCGTCCAAACATCGATTCATGTCCTCTTTGTCGAGTGAATCGATGTTTGCGATAGTTGCTTCAAACATTTTTACTTGAAAAGTATAAATCAAAACTCCAACTTAGGGTTCATTTCGAAAAATAACACTCGTCACTCAGATCTGGTGATTATTTGAATCTTCATCAAATTCTCTCCAAGAACGAGTTTCTACGTGAAGACGTCTAAGGACATCTTCGCGGCGTTCGTCCATTTTGATATGTTTACCTACGAGTATATCCTCCAGATGCCAAAATTTTCGTTTATAATAATCTATTTGATTTGTTAACTTGGTTCTTTCTTCTAGCCATGGTTTCTTGTATGTGCGAGTAAGTAGAAAAATTTCTCGTTCATATTTGTCCACTTTAATTTTAAGAGACTTATTCAAAATTTCGGAACGACTGTTGGAGGCATCAATTTTATTTTTTTCAATCTCTTTCTTTAGAAGCTGTACCTGTGTGGGAAGATCATCAGTAAACTCCGCAAGTTCCATATAGGTCATCATCTGGAAAGTATAAGCTGTTATCCTTTATGCTTCTCCAGCAATAGTAGCGAGATATAGATCCACTTCACCCGCAAACGCTGGACACTTCTCCACTGTCCTTTTGGTCACCATATCTTGAATGTTCACGATATGTTCCTTCAATTTCATTATGTCTACACCGGTTGAGTTATGAATTTGAGAGTCTGATGCAATGTCCTTCGCAGCGTAAAGATAAGCAGCAGCATAATTAGCGTGAAGTGTGGCGATCAATGGGGACGCGTCCTGCTGAGCTGCGGTCGCATACCGTGCAGACTGTCGTATCAATTTGTCGAGAGACGCACTCGCCACGACACGACGATTTTTGATAAGTGTGAACATCAGAAATACAGCGATCGCTACGTAGAGGTAAAGCATCTCTTTTTGTAATATCAGAGGAAAAAAATCTACCTAAGTGACTGATACATCTATGTTTTTCCAAGTCAATACAAGATGCAAATCATTCGTGATGAAATGTGGAACAGGTGCCTTGGTGATGCGACCAAGATGTATCGTCTTGTTGTACCAGATGAGAGATGTACACATCTTGCGAACGCTACATGGATCATGAAGAAGCGATACAAAGAGTTCGAGAAGAAGAAGAGTGAACGTACTATACAATTAATCGATACGGTACCCGATGAACCAAGAGTACAAGTGAAAAATACAATTTGCATGGCGATGACAATGTCTGGATCGAGATGCAAATTCAAATCAGTGTGTGGACAGTATTGTCGAAAGCACAATGTTCCTGACAAATTAAAATCACAGTTATTGTAAATGTTAGACCAGGAGACGCTTAGACCTGTAATAATAGCAATGTCGCTCTACATAGCCACCAGTGTACTTGTTCCCCGCTTCGCCACCAGGCCTACAAACCTTGAACCCGTTGATGATATTGTTGCATTCCTTGTCTCTCAGCGAGGTTCTATCATGCCTGGAACAATTGTGATGGGTCTACTTGTCCTCGCCTCTAACTATGTTGACACTGAATTCTTTTAAAATATTATCTCGTGACATTAAATTTTTCGTGAATGTATGATCCATATAGGTGAGTCTTTTAGAATACGCATCTTCCATGAATTCCAAGAGTTGGTCGAAGTTCGGCTTCCCCCAGATCATTCCCTTTTTGAAAAGGAAATCATCGTTTTCCAACTCTTGAAGTTCACAATCAATCATATAGGGCGAATGAAGATATTCACTTGGACCACCATACGTTGTAGCGATCACAGGTTTATCTCTGATGGCTGCTTCGATTGCACCCATACCAACACCTTCTGAATTTGAACAGTTTACATAACAGTCACCACGACTATGTATCGTATTCATTTCATCCTCAGAAATCAGTCCATTAATGACTTCTACTCTTTTCATATCAATGCGAACATCTTCTCTACAGGTAGACTTCACAAGTAATCGGGTGTCTGGTTTATCCAAACGAACAAACGCTTCGAGAATCTTTCTGAAATTCTTCCGTGGATCTAATATGTTTCCAATGTGATAAAATGTATAGGGTTCTTGTGGAATGTATGCATGAATAATGTAAAACTCCTTATCAGGGAATTGTGCAGTTAGAACTCGTTTACAGAATTCACTCGGAACAGCGATACGATCAAAGTGGTCAAATAGTTTTCCATAATCCTCATGAACAGTTTCTGTTTCACACACAGTCATACATATGACGTTCTTACACTTAGACTTGATGGACGGTATATGTTCAAGCACACTATCTATCGGGATAGCAAATATAAATGCCTGATCACACTCGGGTATTTCTTGATTATATATATAGTATTCACTACCAGGGAAAAGATCCATGTATTTCTTGGTATGTTGACCAATACCACTTAATAATGTTGGTCCGATGAATATCATTATATATAAAGATAATCTTTCTTTTATATATATAAACATGGAAGCTCTTAAGGAAGAAATCCGCGTCGAGATGAACTCTGTTCGCGTCGACAAGAAAAAACTGTACGGTATCATTCTCAAGATGGTTGACAGTTGTGGAGGTGGTGCAGGGACCGTCGTTGAAGGTCCCCCCGGCCCCCAGGGCCCCACAGGTCCCGCAGGTCCCACAGGTACCGCAGGTACCACAGGCCCCGCAGGTCCCGTAGGTCCCGTAGGTCCTAAGTCCCCGACTGTTACCGTTGAGACGCAGACCCCATCTAGCGATACCAAAGTGAAAAAGGTGGTGAAGAAGTCATCCGTAGCTTAAAGATTAACACATACACTCTAATACAGTAGCTACCATAGCTCAATCGGAAGAGCGTGAGCCTTGTAAGTTCAAGGTAGGGGGATCGAAACCCTCTGGTAGCATTTTTCCAATTAGCTCAGTTGGTTAGAGCACAGTGCTTATACTTTGTATATCTACGTAGAGTTAAATCTATATAAGGCACGCTGGGGTCACGGGTTCGAACCCCGTATTGGAAAACATATCTACACCATCGGTGCTGGACCACTCTTGTTCACCATGTAGATGAATCCACCCATGATAGCCAATATGGCCATAATGAGGTACCCAAATGGGTACTTCTTATTCTCCTCTACTGGTTTATCGGGTAATCTCTTAACATTCATGTTGAGTACTTCAATCTTATTCGTAAGTTTTTCAAGAGCTTGAAGTATTTGGACATTCTTATCTCTTGGCTTTTCCTTTGGATCGACTGTAGTGAGTTCGACAATCATATACCATGTACATGATGGTTTTATGAGAGTATAGGTATTGTTATCACGCGATTCATACATTCTAAAATGTAACTGTTTAATCGTGATTGGATTGAAATAATTTGTTTCACGTGGATAACTTTTCCATTGTTTATCTGTCTGAATAGCTGTAGAGTCGTATGTGTACTGGCGTTCTAGTGGGATTCTCTCGAGTATCTGTCCATGACGTTCGTCGAGTAACTGTGCAGAACTTGGTATGTCGGGACACACGATATCTATATATTCTGCTATAGACGACTGTGCATTAGTAGCACTAGGATTAGATTCACCGACATCAGTGATGTAAAAGTCAACTACTTTTACACCAATGACCCGACTCATGTTCTCTACGTGTGCATTTGATTCAAGAGACAAGTTCAATGAGAACGTGTTATTAGTCCCATTGATATATTTCGAATCGATGACCATGTACTGGACTTTCTTTGGTAAATCGTCAAGAGACATTCTACAATAAGTATATAGTTTTATTCACCTAAGTTTGACAGAATGATGGTACTTCCAAGATGAATTCAACACTCAATACATTCAAAGATCTCCGACGTAATGCTTTCGTCATGCATGGAAATGTTGATACGTACGATGTCATAATCAGCGACATCGAGAACATGCTAAGGGAGGATGACGAGCGTGACTTGAATGATGCATTACTTCACTCGTTGAAGCAGGAGTACGAGAACATGGATAAGTCTGTATGGTATCATGACCATTTCAAAACCTGGGTCCATCTCCCGAACCGCCAAGAGTGTGAATGGTTCTCAATTGAAGACCGTCTAAGGTATTCACAGTGTCGCATCGAGATGTTTGACCACCTTGAATCCAAATTCAAAAAACGTACATTCCCAAATCTCACAGAGCGTCTGAGTTTTTTTTAAGTAGTAGCAACAACTATTGTAATGGAGTAGAATAAAGAATACACGACTCTAATTAATATAACATGTCTCAAGCAATTGGTATCGATTTAGGAACTACATATTCATGCGTCGGTGTTTGGCAACATGATCGTGTAGAAATTATCCCGAATGATCAAGGTAACCGAACGACACCTTCGTATGTAGCCTTTACAGATGATGAACGTCTCGTCGGTGATGCTGCGAAAAACCAAACTGCTACGAACCCACTCAACACTGTCTTTGACGCAAAACGTCTCATTGGGCGGAAGTTTTCTGATGAGAAGGTTCAAGATGACATGAAAAACTTATCGTACAAGATTGTTCCCGGGGTAGGAGACAAGCCGGTGATAAGTGTCGATTTCCATGGGGAGACGAAGCAGTTTACACCCGAGGAAATTTCTTCAATGGTATTGACCAAAATGAAAGAGACTGCTGAATCCTACATGGGTGTGACGATCACGGATGCAGTTGTCACTGTTCCCGCATATTTCAATGATTCTCAGAGACAGGCTACGAAGGATGCTGCAGTTATCGCTGGCCTAAACTGTATCCGTATCATCAACGAACCTACTGCTGCCGCTATTGCTTATGGATTGGACAAGAACAAGGATGAAGATAAGAATGTACTCATTTTCGATCTTGGTGGTGGAACCTTCGATGTATCACTACTGAACATTGAGGGTGGTATCTTCGAGGTAAAGGCGACTGCTGGAGACACACATCTCGGTGGTGAAGATTTCGACACTCGCCTCCTTCGACACTTTTCTGATGAGTTTAAGCGAAAACACAAGAAGGATTTAACTGGAAATCCTCGGTCTCTTCGCCGTTTGCGAACCGCGTGCGAACGTGCAAAACGTACACTCTCATCAACGTCTCAAACATCTGTCGAAATCGATTCCCTTTTTGAGGGTATTGATTTCTTCACGACGATCACTCGTGCTCGTTTCGAGGAATTGAATGGTGACCTGTTCCGAAAATGTATGGAACCCGTTGAACAGGTACTCCGTGATTCGAAGATGGATAAGATGAAAGTTGACGAGATTGTTATGGTTGGTGGCTCTACCCGAATTCCCAAGATTCAGCAGTTGTTATCTAATTTCTTCAATGGGAAGGAGTTGAACAAGTCGATCAACCCTGACGAAGCGGTTGCATATGGTGCCGCCGTACAGGCTGCAATTCTTTCTGGTGTAGACAACACTAATGTTCAGGATATCTTACTTCTCGATGTCGCACCGGTCTCTCTCGGTCTCGAAACTGCTGGTGGTGTTATGACCAAACTTATCGAACGGAACACTACCATCCCAACGAAGAAGGAACAAGTATTCTCGACCTACGCGGACAATCAGACTGGTGTCCTTATCCAGGTGTACGAAGGTGAACGCCCCCGAGCGAAGGATAATCATCTCTTGGGTACGTTTGATTTGTCTGGTATCCCCGCTGCTCCCAGGGGTGTTCCGCAGATTAATGTATGCTTCGACATCGATGCGAATGGTATCTTAAATGTGACTGCGGAGGATAAGGCTTCTGGGAAGTCTGAGAAGATTGTCATCACTAACGACAAGGGTCGTCTTTCCAAGGAGGACATTGAGCGTATGGTACAGGATGCGGAAAAATACAAGGATGAGGATGAGGCGTTTGAAAAAAAGGTTAGTGCGGTAAATGCTCTGGAATCTTCGGCATATGGTATGCGTAACATGATTGAAGGTGAAGAATGTACACTGAGTGACACCAGCAAGGCTCTGCTCAAGGAAAAGATTGATGAGACTATTCAATGGGTTGACAATAACCGATCTGCTGAAGTTGATGAGATTGAACACAAGCAGAAGGAACTCACTGATCTTCTGAACACGTGTCAGGAGCAGCCTGACGAAGTGAAGGGTCCTACCATTGACGAAATGGATTAAATATTCGTATATATAAATGCCAACTGTTAAACAGATTGGAAATTCAAAAAAGAAATTGAGAGCTACCCCCAGACCAAAGGGTAACAAGCCTAAACTCCCAAACAGATTGACCTATATCATCATCATGGCGGATCCTAAAACGAAGCGTGACAAGGCGTTTTTGAAGACTGTTCGCGAACACATGAACGGTCGTAAATAAGTATCAGTTTTTATAAATGAGTCTATTATTTCTCATTCATAAAAAATTTGTATTAGTATAGAATAAAATCCCTAAATAATGTGATTTCCTTATCATTTATTAATTTACAAAACTCTCTTTCATTTTTTGGGAGT